TTAACTAGGAGAAACAATGGCTGAGTTTAGACTTGGAAGAGTAAAATTCAACTGGACAGGTGACTGGGCTGCTAGCAAAGCCTATGTGATCGACGATATTGCTAAGTTTGGTGGTAACACCTACGTGGCGATTACGAATCACACTTCAACTGCCAGTACCTCTAATTTCTATGCGAATGACGCAGGAAATTGGGACCTTCATATTGAGGGGTTAGCACAAAGAGGTCAGTGGACAACTGCGACATACTATAAGGTCAATGACCTAGTTACTTTCGGTAACGTAGTATATCGTGTTACTACTGCACATACTTCAGAAGGAACTTTCATAGACAGTACGAAGGTTTCTGAATATGTTAAAGGATTCAAGAACGAAGGAACTTGGGACATTGGACTAGAGTACCAATCAGGTGACGTTGTTAACTACAACGGTTCATCTTATGTTGCTTTAAGTACATCACTCGCTGGATACAACCCTCCACAAAACTTGGGTGTTGCGACTGACGTATCCGCAAGATGGAGCATCTTATCAGATGGTCTTGCTGGTGCTGCTGCAACATACACCGAGGCGGTATATTACCGAGGTGACTTGGTTCAGTATGGTGGTAACATTTACCGTCATAAGATTGGTGTTACAACAAACGTTTCACCTATTCAGGCTGGAGTCGGTTCAGACGCTCCACAAAAGTATAATGGTGAAGAAGTATGGGATCTTCTCGTCAAAGGATTTAACTTCAAAGGTGGTTTCTCCACAACCTTTGCATATCATCCAGGCCATATTGCTAGATATGGGTCTGACTCATATATCTCCATTGGTAATTCTCACACAAACGTAGTTCCTACTGCTGGAATCGGAACGTTCTGGGAAGTACTTGCATCTGGTGACTCTGCCGCTGCAATGAACACCAAGGGTGATATTCTTACATACAACTCTGGTAACCAAAGAATCGGTATTGGTTCTACAGGTTATGCTCTTGCAGTTCAAGCAAACGGATTGCCAGGATACGAGATTGTAGGTAACCAAACAAGAATTTACTACGTTGACTCTGAGGATGGAGTTGACACAAACAACGGTCTTGCACCTAACTTGGCGTTTAAGACTATTAAGAAGGCTTGCGAGGCTGCTCGTCCTGTTACTCCAGTATCGGGTGTAGATTACACTTATCAAACTGGTGTTGCGACAGTTAGTGCTCCTTCACACGGACTATTAAACACTGGTACGTTCGTTCAGTTAAAAGATATTGAGTTTGAGTGTCTATCTGGAGGTAACGTATTCAACGTTCTGGGTATGGTATTCAACAAGGCAGTTGGTCTTTGCACCATAACTGCTATTGGTGTTGGTGCTGCTCCTGAAATAGGAATCGGTGCTACGGTTAGAATCAGGAACATGAATGTTACCTACACTGGTTCTGCAAGATTTGCCCACCAATTCCAAAGTGCTCAATCAGGAGCCGTGATCTCTGGTGGTAACTACGCTCACACATTCAACAGTTGTGCTGCTAACGGTGTAACAATTGTTGGTGGAACTTCTGTAACACCATCTGGTGCAACATATAACCCTGTTAATGGTAACTTCGAGATGACCCTTACTGGTCACTCCTTATCAACTTCTGACAAGGTTACTATTGCGAACAACGCATTTACCTTCACCTGTACGATGAACGGTAATGCTTCTCAGAAGACATATCCTAGAGCGGGAACTGACCCAGCTGCAGGACAACAGTTAAGTATTGTTGGTACTACTGCTAACACTATAACAGTTAACGTTGGTTCATCACCTCTAGTTGACCACGATGTAACTGCTGCAACATATAACCAAGTTACTGGTGATATGACACTTACAATTGGTGCTCATACACTTACTGCTGGTACTTCAATCAGACTTGCAACGGATGCTTTAACATTCCGTTGTTCTATGGACGGATACACAACCGACCATGCATATCCTCGTCAAGTTGCTGGAGACGGTTCACCTGACCCTGCATACCTAACAGCGTTGAATATTACTAACGCTACAACCAACACAATTACAATTAACGTTGGTGCTGCATCTGACAACACAACTATTACAGGTAAGTTCCCTGCTGTACATACACAAGGTTCATATCAGTTCTTAGTACAGGCTGTTCCTGATGCTAACTCTGTTGTATTGAACGTTGGTGTTACTACTACCGATTACAACTATGCATCTGGTGGTACTGCCTTCGTTGGTCTAACAACAACCAAGTATCCAAGAAAAGTTTCTAAGTCTTACTTCGAGGTTCTTGAAGTTCCTAACAACGATCAATTCAAGGTTAACGTTGGTATCTCTACTCAGGATCACGCTTACACCTCTGGTGGTAGTGTAACTGACTTGACACCTGCTATCTTGAAACTATCTGCATCGCAGTTCTATGAGCAACTACCAATTACAGTTCCTCCTTACACTGCTATCGTAGGTAACGCACTTAGAGGATCACAGGTTCTTCCTAAAGAAGGAACATCTGATGATTCCACAACTCCTAACAACAGGAGTCACATGTTCAAGATGTCTGACTCAACAACGATTCAGGCGATCTCCATGAAGGGCATGGAAGGATTTACATATGATTCTAACGCACCATTTGTACTAGACAATTCTAACCTAAGAACTGGTATTGGTACAACTGCTGCTGGTGTATTCGTTTCATTCAACCCAGATTCTCCAATTAACGACAAATCACCATACGTTAAGGACTGTACTGCGTTCTCAGACAACGCTTCAGAACAGGTTCCTGCTAGATTCGGTGGTGGTGCTGTTGGTGTATTCGCTGATGGTGGAGTGCATGATGAAGGTGCAAAATCAATGGTGTTCGATGCCTTCACGCACGTTGCATCTGATGGTGCTGGATATATTCTAGACAGAAGTGCAATTGCTGAGATTGTTTCCTGTTTCAGTTACTACGCTAAGTGGGGTTACTACTCAGGTGGTGGATCAAGAATCCGTGCTGTTGGTGGTAACAACTCTTACGGTGACTACGGAGTCATCTCTTCTGGATTCTCAACTGATGAGGTTCCAAGGACTGCAAAACTCTTCGGAGATATGGTAACCGTTCAGGGTGCTACTAAGGCTGGAACAGTTTCAGTTGGTGCTACTATGTTCGGTGCAACATCTAAGGCAACTGCATGGATGTTAAATGATCAGATCACTGCTGATAAGATTTACTTCAAGTATCAGAAAGGATACGGTAATGCTGGAATCGGAACCACTGGTTTCGTAGACGGTGAGGTTATCTGGTTCGGTGCTGGTGCTGAGGCAGCGTCTGGTGTTGGTTCAATTACAGTCGGAGCAGCCGCTTCTGCCACAACTGGACAGAAGGGAACAATTATGGAAGTTGACCAGACTACTGGAACACTCCTAGTTGGTGACGCTATCGGAATTAAGACCTCACTCTATGGTGCAGATGAAAGATTCTACATCATTAACACAGTCACGAATGTGACGGGTGTAAGTACATACTACAGATGGGCCGCGGGCTCGGGCGCTGGTATTGCTACCCAATTCAATAACCGTGCTACTCTGACAGTTTCGCCAGAGAAGACAATCGGTACATGGGATACTAGAAACATAGACAACGACAATGTTGGTTACGGTTCTACAATTGAGATTAGAACACTGTTCTCACAGTGTCGTCTAACAGGACATGACTTCCTCGCAGTTGGTACTGGTAACAAGACTGAAACTAACTATCCAAACGTCGATTTGGCGAATGTTATTCAGGGTAACGAGACTAACGTATACGGGCCTGGTAAGGTGTTCTTCGTATCAACCGACCAAGGTGGTAACTTCCGAGTTGGTGAATTCTTCTCGGTTGACCAGTTAACTGGTCGTGCTACATTGGATGCTTCCGCCTTCAACCTGTCTGGTTTGACAGAATTGAGACTGGGTGCTATCGGTGGTCAGATTGGTGAATCTATTAGTGAATTCTCTGCTGACCCAACACTTGCAGGTAACTCTAACAACGCTGTTCCAACTGAATACGCTGTTAAGGGATTCGTAACTCGTGGTTCAATGGGAACCAAGGCGATGACACCTCCAGTAGGTACAACCGCTCAAAGACCTGGCGGCGTTGATGATGAGTTCAACACAGGTTGTATGAGATTCAACACTACCATTGGTTCTCTTGAGTACTATGATGGTACTGCATGGGTTCTTCCAGGCAAGTTGACATTCAGCACCGTGTCCTCAAGTACATCGGTTACTGCATCTAACGTTTACTTTGTAAATACAGGTGGTGGTGGAGTTACATTAACCCTACCAGCGTCTCCTAACCTTGGTGACGAAATCAGGTTCTATGACGTTGCTAAGACTTTCGATTCTAACGCATTGACAGTCGCCCGTAACGGAAAACTAATCCAAGGAGATAGTGCAGATCTAACAGTCTCAACAGAAAGTGCTGCGTTCACTCTCTGCTTCTCTGGAGATTCATACGGTTGGAGAATCTTCTCCATCTAATGTGTAAAGGGGAGGATTGCTCCTCCCTTCTTTATAATGATTATTTTCCTCATTCATTCATATAGGACTGTAAATGGCTCAGTATAGATCATATCAAAAGATAACTGCCGACAGGATTACTGCCGGATCAATCGGTGCTGACAAATTAGCAGCAGGTGTTGGGCCTAGTTATTGCGTAAAACACATTTTTGGTCATCCTTGTTATTGTACTCCAGGCTGTTGCTGTAATTGGCAAGTACCTGCAGGAGTAGAAAAGATAACATGGGAAGCTTGGGGTGCTGGAGGAAACGGAGCTGGATCTTGTTCTTGTAACAGATGTCAGCATTTCCAAGGTGCATCAGGTGGTGCTTATAACACTAAGACAATCTCCACTACTGGAGGATGTACTTATACTGTATGTGCTGGTGGTGTTTATAGGTGTTGTTCTAGAGAATGTAATGGATGTAACGGATGTTCATCCTACGTTAATGGTTATAACTTAAGTAATTTCTGTGCCCACGGTGGTGCAAGAGGTTGTACAAACGGTGACTGGTCTGTTGCATGTACATCTCGTGCATGGTGTTGTGTATCGCCAGGTGCTTGGGGTGGAGATTTCGCAATGACTCCTCACCAAGATGGTTGGTCGGGTCACTGGAATTGTCACTGTACTGGTGACGTTAATAACCACTGTACATCAGGTGCTCCGTTCTTGGTATCAAGTACTGAGTCACAGTTAGATCAGTGTTGGATACGTTGTGGTTGCTGGACTGCTCCTTACGCATCTGGTGGTCAAAGTGCTATGTCTACATATTGTGGTAGTGGACATTGCGGTCAGGGTGGCCAAGGCGGCTCTGGAATGGTTCGTATTACTTACATCTAAGGATTACTAATGGCAAACTATAGATCATATAAAAAGGTCAACGGAGACCAACTACAAGACGGAATACTGGATGCTGCAAGTTTCAGTAGTTCTCCTACTGCCTCTTATGGTGTCAAGTGGTTCTTCGGAATTATGTGTAGGTGTTCGCCTGGTTGCTGTTGCAACTGGTCTGCACCGTCAGGTGTAAGAAATATGTGGATTCAGGCTTGGGGTGCAGGTGGTAACGGTACTGGTGCATGTTCATGTAACAGATGTCATCACTACAATGCTGCTCAAGGTGGATACTACAATACAAAAATGATAGAAACCAACGCAGGTTGCAGTTATTCTGTATGTGCTGCTGGTGTATATCGCTGTCTTTCTAGAGAATGTTATGGTTGTACTGGTTGTTCATCCTATGTAAATGGACACAACCTATCAAACTTCTGTGCTATTGGTGGATGTAGAGGAAATGCCAACCCAAGTTGGTCAACTGCTTGTACATCATTCAACCCATGTTGTAGATCGCCTGGAAACAACGGTGGAGACTTTGGAATAGGTAACCACGGTGGTGTATGGTCTAACTCTCGACATGATACTTACAGAGGATGGTGTCATTGTTATCACTATGCTCATTCTCCGACTTCTGCGCCTTTGATTGGTACTACATCTCACCAATCTATTAGGGAGTGTTGGATACGTTGTGGTTGCTGGATCGTACCTTACGGTCATGGCGGACAGAACGCACTAACTACATATTGTGGTAGTGGTCACTGTGGTCAGGGTGGAACTGGCGGCGGTGGACTAGTTAAAATTACATACTTCTAAGGGGAAGCAATGGCAAGTTATTCATCCTACAAAAAAGTTGCAAATGATCGTATCGTAGACGGTACGATTCCAAATAGTGCTTTACAATCAGGTGCTTTCTCCAACTGGTGTGTTAAGTGGATCTATGGATCTCCTGGCTGGGGATCTAGTGGATGTTGCTGTTATTGGACAGTACCCACTGGGACAAAAAGAATTACATGGGAAATATGGGGATCTGGCGGAAACGGACACGGAGAGTGTAACTGTAACAGATGTGGTAACTGGCACCCTGCTGGTGGTGGATACTACAATACAAAAACTATTGATACCAACGCAGGTTGCAGTTATTCTGTATGTGCTGGTGGCGTATATCGTTGTTGTTCAAGGGAATGTGTAGGATGTGATGGATGTTCATCGTATGTTAATGGACATAACTTAAGTAATTTCTGTGCTATTGGTGGTGCAAGAGGATGTTATACTAACTCTTGGTCATCTACCTGTAACTCACAGTTCCATAGATGTTGTATGCAACCTGGCGCATGGGGTGGAGACTTTGGTATGGGTAACCATGCTTCTGGATCATACCGTGCTGGTGGTTTCAACTGTCACTGTTACTATAACAACACAGCTATACCAACTGGAGCACCATTTATCGGAACTCTAGGAGTTTCATATGGTCTAAGAGAATGTTGGATTCGTTGTGGATGTTGGACTGTACCTTACGGTCATGGTGGACAGGGTGGAATTACTGCATACTGCGGTAGTGGCCACTGTGGACAAGGTGGTGTAGGTGGTGGTGGATTAGTTAAGATCACTTACGTCTAATAGTCTAAAAAGAGTTCGAGATGGATCGGAGGGGTTTCTACCCCTCTTTTTTTTGTTTTTGTATAAATAGTGCCGAAGGAGTAAACCCGACGAAATCCGAAACAAATGGCAACCGCAATTATTTCAAAAGCATGGAAGTTAAAACTTCCTAATAACTTCCTTGTAGATCACAGTTTTAGTGATGCAAAGGAAAGAGACCAAACATACGATGGACCCGATAAAATCTTTTTACAGATCGGTGCTAACGGAAAAGAACTGTATGGTCCTTTAACAGAGGATGACATCGCAGATGGTCGTCCAAAACCAGCTGACGTAGTTCAGTGGTATGAAGTTGACTGTGCTAGATCAGATCTACACACACTTATCTGTCAACTAAGAGGCCCAGTCATCGACGAAAAAGAAGAAAGTCGTGACATTGCAAATGATATATTCCATCCAGGCAGTCCTGATTTGACAGCTGATGGTTATACTAGATTCGTAATGGGAGATGTACTATATCCAGATGACGTTTATGACTTTGAGAGCATAACTGTCGCAAATCCTGGCAGTGCAGGCCCTGATGATATCACCATTAAAGAATTTACCGCTAAGGAAAAGTTGAATGGTGTTGATCTAGACAAGACATGGGATATGGTTAGAAAGCATAGGAATCAAACACTAGAAGCTAGTGATGGAAGTATCGCAGAAGATATGCCTGATTCAATGAAGGCAGCATGGAAAACATATCGTCAGCAGTTGAGAGATCTTCCTGCTAAGATGCAAGCTGCAAGTGTTCATCCAAACATTGCAGATATGATGTTCCCTCAAGAACCAGGCTTTGTTGATCCACCTAGAGATCCAGATGAGGATGCAACATTAGCTGAAAAGTGGGCACCACCTTCCTAGTTTACACTCACATATATAAAAAGAGATCTACGGGTCTCTTTTTTAATGCTTTGAATTATTATGTTTGAAACTAATCCTATTTCAGATATCCATATACAAAAGTGTTACGATCATTATAAGTATAATGATTTTGGATATGTCTGGAGAAAAGTCTTTGTTGTAGACAATTTTTATAAGAATCCTAATGAGGTTAAGGAGTTTGCTTTATCACATGAACCAAGTTATGACAAAAAAGTTTGTTCTGGTTTGATTGGTGGTAGGGTCTGGGAAGATAATCCCGAAATGGTTAAGAATTTAAAACCAATATTTGAAGAGTTATGCCAAAATAAAGAGTGGTATAACTTAAAATGGGATCAAGAAGATTTTGATTCTAAATGGGATAAGATGAAATTTATGGTTAATGTCACTACTAGTGAGGATGTTAAAAAGGGATTTGAAAATTCTGAGATGTGTTACACTCACCATAAAGATAATGAAAATTATAGATGGGCTGCGTTAGTATATCTAAGTGATGGGCCAGGAGGGACAAATTTCTATCAATTTAATGAAGATGTTCCTTTGGGTAATAAGTATAATATGGATAAGGATATTGTCTTTACAAGTGAAATGAAGTATAATAGATTAGTATTATATGAAGCACGACAGACACATGGAGCTATTTTAAATAGAGACATGTTTAAGGAAAATCCCCGTCTGGCACAGGTATTTTTTATGTGACTATATAGTATAGGAATTATGAAACATCATTATCCTTTTTTACGTTGAGGTGATTACAAATGAGATCGAAGGCCTTTTTCATCAATGGAGGAGCTGGAAGAGTTATCAGTTCTATACCAGCATTTGAGAAATATGCAGAAAACAATGACGATTTTATCATTGTATGTGAGGGTGGTACGGACTTCTTTAAGGGTCACCCAACATTAGATGGTAAAGTTTACGATCATTGGCACAAGAATTTATTCCAAGAACACATTATACAGAGAGATTGTGAAAGTCCAGAACCTTATAGGGTATGGCACTACTACAATCAAAAATGCACTCTTGCACAAGCCTATGATATGGAAATCAATGGGTTAGAGGAACCAAGAGAGTTACCTAAACCAACGATTACCTTAAATAAAATGGAGGTCATCCAAGGATATAATGTTGTACAGGAAGTTAAATCTGTAACTAAGAAAGATAAGGTCGTTGTAATTCAACCATTTGGTAGATCTGTTCAACAGGTGGGAGAATTTATTGCAGATTCTACATCTAGAAGTTTCAGTCTTAATAATATTTGTGAGATCATTAATGATCTTAAGAAAGATTATGCTGTCATTGTAATGAGTGAAATTCATTTCCCTGTAGAGGAGAATGAAGAGAAGACAAAAAATCCTATTGCTAGACCTCAGATACAAGATATGAGGGTTTGGTCTGGTGTAATTGATGTTGCTGATCACTTCTTAGGTTGTGATAGTATGGGACAACACATTGCAAGATCACTTGATAAGACTGCTACCGTAGTTGTTGGATCCACATATCCAGAGAATATTAGTTATCCTGGCCATAAGGATTTTGATATTATTGATGTGGGTAATGGTCGTAGAGAATATGCACCTATTAGAGTTAGTATGGATGAAAGAGTTGATCGTTTTAATGACGAATCAATGGAGTTGGATAAGAGTCAGATAAAGGAAGTAATTGCATCTGTCCGTAAGAGATTGGGTAAACCAAAAGCATTTACAGGAACATATATTCCTCCAGAACAATCTCAAGAGGCATGTTGCGATAACCCTCAACACCAACAACCTCAACTTAATCAACCACCAGTAAGACCACAACAAAAGAATGGTGATGCATATCTCCTCTCAGGTGGACAACATCAACAACCAATGATGCCTATGGGTGGTCAGGGTCAACCTATGTCAGGTGCTCCAAAACCTAACTTCACGTTGAATAGACCAAAGCCACCAAGTAAGGGGTTCAAACAAGAAATTAAAAACTTGTTGAAATCGGATAAGAAGTCAACTATCACTATAGAAAAGAAAGACTCTTGAGGTTATATAATGACACAATGGATTGCAGCATTTGCTAGAGGTCATAACTCTGGTGTATCGCTTTTAAAAGATGGTGAAGTAGTTCTTTCTATTGAAGAAGAACGACTTTCAAGAAAGAAGTACGATGGAGGCCCTTTGGCTTCTATGGTAAAGATTCTTGAGTACACTGATAGGTTAGACTATCTTGTAATTGCACATACACAACCACTCAAACAAGCTGGTACTATCGACTTCACTGGAGAAGATATGTACACTGGTTTAGCAAGGAAGTTGGGACTTATTGATAGACAGGCTGATCTATATGATCACCCTCAAGTTATAGATATGAGTCACATTCACCATAAACTTCATGCTTCTTGTGCATTTTTTAGATCTGGATTTGAGAGTGCAGTAGCTGTTATCGTTGATGGTGCAGGTACTTTCATTCCCATGTCTATTGAAAATGAACAGGAAATGACATGGGAACTGGAAACATTATATACTTGCAAGTATCCTGATGAGTTTAAAACTATCTACAAACATCAAGGAGGTAGAGGGCCTTGGTCATCTGCTCAGATTCCTGATTTTCCTTCAGAGAGAGAAGGGGAAGTGGGTACTCATGAATTAGTATTGGATGATTCTGCTGGTATTGTTAAAGCATATGAGGCAGTAACTCAATACTGTGGATGGGCTCCTATTGAAGCGGGTAAGACTATGGGACTATTCCCATATGGAAAGGATAATGATAACATACCAGAAATCTATACTGATTGGGATGGAATGTCTCCTTGGAAAACTGCCAATAGAGATCTTATAGTTCCAACATATCCTAATGGTGCAGTAGTCAATCAAGGCAGATTTGAAGAGTTAAAAACTCCAGAGGGTGATGAAAAACAAGATTTAACTAAATTGCAAAACCGTAGAGATATGGCATATGCAATTCAAACTCAATCTCAACAGATGGTATTGGATCTCATTCTCAAGGCAGTTGAGATGAGTGGAGAGAAGAATGTAGTTCTCTCAGGTGGATATGGATTGAACTGTGTTGCAAACTATTGGTTCCTTCAAGAACTAGAACATGAAGATATAAATTTATATGTCGAACCAGTAAGTAATGATGCTGGTACTGCTTTAGGTGCTGCTCTTTTACAACATCAAGTTGTGAATAAGGACATGACCGTGAAACCTAAATTACATGATTTATATACTGGACCTGCATACGAATATGATACTGAGTATATTACGGCCGTTTCAGAACATTATGGTGCGACAAGGATCTTTGAAGCTAACCATAAAGATGCAGTAGAACTTATTACCAATAAGAATATTGTTGCCTTGTTCCAAGGTAAATCAGAAGCAGGACCTCGTGCATTAGGTAATAGATCTATTCTTTATGATGCTCGTGATCCAGAAGGTAAGGATCATGTGAACGTTGTTAAACGTCGTGAATACTTTAGACCATTTGCAGGTTCTATTCTAAAAGAACATGTACATGAGTGGTTTGATCTTCGTGGTATGGATGAAACTCCATTCATGATGTATGCAGTTAATTGTCAACCAGGCATTCAAGAAAGAATCCCAGCAATCATTCACGTTGATGGTACATGTAGGATTCAAACTGTTACTCCAGATGTCAATAAAAACTATTATGAGATCATTCAGGAGTACTATAATCAAACAGATTGTCCCATTATATTCAATACATCCTTCAACCTTGGTGGAGAACCACTTGTAGAGACCCTAGACGACGCTCTAAGGACGTTGGCGAACAGTTTGATAGAATACCTCTATCTGCCTGAGTATGGTCTTATGATTGAAGTAAAGAACTAATGGGTGCAGTGAGGGAATGGGTGTATCCCAATGCCAAAAAAGACAATCAGATGCTCTTAGGAATCATCAAAAATACAAAAGGTGATGATATACCCGAACCCAATAGAGAAAGAGGTATCAATTGCCATATTACAGAAGATTGGCATGAATGGGATTGGGTTCCAGAAGTTACGGACTTTATAGCATGGTTAGAAGAAGTTACAGAAATGGAAGTGGATGATCTTTGGGGTGTACATTATGAGAATCAAGGTGCAATAAAATGGCATAGTCATCATAGTTTAAGTGGTTCTACACATTCATTCGTATATTATGTCAATACACCTCCAAACAGTTCTGCAATATGTTTTGCTAGAGATCCAAATGATTCCGATACATGGGTATCAATTCCAGCACAAGAGGGACATTTATTAGTATGGGAATGTGAACTACCCCATTCCGTACCTCCCAGTGACCATGATGGTAGATGTGTTATTTCAGGTAATTTAAAATGAGAATTATTATAGTTGGTGGCGGTACTGCAGGATGGTTAACTGCTGCTGCATGTAAACATGAATTACGACATGCTGATATAACCTTAATTGATAAAGAGGTGTCAGATCCTGTTGCTGTTGGTGAAGCAACTCTACAAGGATTTGAAAAATTTCTAAAAGAAAAGTGTGGTTTTAATCCCAGAGAATATATCACAGAACTAGATGTAGGATTAAAGGGTGGTATATTATTTCCCGATTGGGGATTCAAAGGTAGTAAGATATGGCATCCATTTTATTTCTTTAATTATCCGTTCTTCTCTCCAGATAATACTGAGATACCTATGGTTGATGCATGGTCGCATTGCCAAGATATAGACTTTAAGAAATTAACAGTTCTATGGCAGACATCTATGGAGAATTATGTTGATAGAACTCAGATAGAAAATGCTTATGCCTTACATGTTGATTGCCTCAAATTAACTAAGTTTATTCGTAAAAAAATATTAAATGATATTACGTTTATTAACTCTGAAGTAAAAGATATAAAAAGAGATCTGGATGGTAATATAACCAGTTTGATGTTAGCAAATGGTGGTAAGGTACAAGGAGATTTGTTTATAGATTGTACAGGATTCAAGGGTCTTCTTAGAGATGATAAGGATAGAGTAGATCTTACAGATAGATTATATGTTGATACTGCTCTTGCTGGTCACATTCCTTATAGAAATAGACCAAAAGAATTTAAACCATATGTAACTTGTCCAGCAGTTAATAGTGGTTGGATATGGGATATACCATTGCAATCAAGAGTTGGATCTGGACTTGTATTCAATAGGAATATAACTCCTCCAGAAGAGGCTGCATCAGAGTTTTGCAAATATTGGAATAATAGAGTAACGCCAGATGATTTGAAACTGATAGATTGGACTCCATATTATGAGAAGACTCAATGGAAAGGTAATGTAATTTCTATAGGATTGAGTGCTGGTTTTATAGAACCATTAGAGAGTACTGGTGTGGCATTAACAATGGAAGGTATTGCAACTATTTGTAGGATGTTAAAGCCTGGTACTTATGATAAACATGATGCTGATTATTTTAATAGTCGCATGAAATTACTCTTTAATATATGCATAGATTTTGTTAATATGCATTATTCAAAATCAGATATTGATAGTCCTTTCTGGGAATATGTTAGAGAGAATTATAAGATGTCAGATGCTCAAAAGACATATATTGATAATATGAATTCTCCTCACATGTCTTTGATGGATGGTAAGGATTTTATATTTGGTGGTGCCAATTGGGTGAACTGGATGATTCAAATGGGTTATGATATAATGCCTAAAGATTATATGAATTTTGTTGATAAGGATATATTGAAAAAGGCTTTAGAAAATCTTATTGATATTGAAGATAAGAAGGTTTCTTTTGCTGAACATATTAATGTTCATTTAGTTCCTAATAATCAATTCTGTGATCATTTTCTAGTATGAAAAGTGTAAGGAAATTAGTTATAGTTGGTGGTGGAACGGCAGGATGGATTACTGCGTCTTGGTTTTCTAGAAGATGGGGAAAAGTATTAGATGTAACTATAATTGATAAATCACAACCAGAAAGGGTAGGGGTCGGAGAGGCAACCCTTCTTAGTTTCCCTAGTGTGATGCAGAATATGGGGTATAAAGTAGAAGATTGGATTAACTCTATAGATGCAACTTACAAGGCAGGTATATTATTTCCTGGCTGGGGTAAGGAAGATAATACAGTATGGCATCCATTTGGTTTTACAAGTGTGGGAAAAGAACAGGTTCCAATGTATGATCTATGGAGTAACTATCAAGATCAGTATGATATAAAAGATATATCTCCACTATTTCGTTCTTCTCAGGAGGGTAAGATCGAATTGGATTATGTTAAAGATACTTATGCATATCAGATTGATTGTGGTAAATTAGTTAGATTTCTTCAACAGAGTAATCCTTGTAATTACATTAAATCAGATGTTAAGAGAGTAGTTAAGAACGGTGATGATATTGAAAAGTTAGTATTGGATGATGGATCTGAAATTGTAGGTGACCTTTATATTGATTGTACTGGATGGAAACAACTATTAGGTAATGATGATAATATTGATTTAACCGATAGATTGTTTATTGATACTGCCTTGGCTGGTAGAGTGAAATATAAAAGTGATAAAGAACAACATCCATATACTGATTGTCGAGCTTTAGAACATGGATGGAGATGGGCCATACCTACAAGATCTAGGATAGGAACAGGATATTGTTTTAATAGATCTATTACAGACCCAGATGTTGTAGCAGATGCTTTTGTAAAACACTGGGATAATAGGATTAGTAAAGATGAATTAAAACTCTTGGATTGGAAACCACAAAGGGTTAAACATTTTTGGAAAGGTAATTTAGTTTCTATAGGATTAAGTGCTGGTTTTATAGAACCTTTAGAAAGTACTGGTCTTGCTCTAATGATACGGGGAATTGAATATTTGGAAGAGTCTATGTATGGTTGTGTTTATAATCCTAATTATGAACCCGAAGTGTTTAATATCAGAATGAAAGTTGCCTTTGAGAGTGCAGTTGATTATATTACTATGCATTATACATACTCTCAGAGGAAAGGTGAGTTTTGGGATTATGTCAGGCAGAATATTAAGAAGCCTGGTATGCAAGAGTATATGGAAAATCAAATAAATGATCCATATAGTGTAACTTTCCAGAACGATAGAACTAGTTCTTTCTTTGGTGGGAGTAATTGGCATGTTTGGTTATTGCAGATCATGCCCGAGGTTGTTCCTAAACAATATTGGCACTCATTGTCACCAGATCTAGTGCCAAGATTTGAAAACTATCTTAATACACTAAATCAGAGTGTGTTGGATGCAACCCCACAAAAAATATTATTAAAAGAGTGGTATGGACAAAAAAATAGTATGGTGTAATGGCACCTTTGACATTCTGCATCCAGGCCACATAGAACTTTTTAAGGTTGGTAAGTCATTAGGTGACATACTTATAGTAGCAACAGATAGCGATGAGAAAATTCGTAAGGATAAAGGTCCACTTAAGCCCATCAACAATCTCTGTGATAGAATTTCTATGTTACAGGCGATCAGATATGTAGATGAGGTATTATATTTTAATGACCGAAAGGAATTGGAAGGATTGATCCAATTATATAATCCTGATATATTATTATTGGGAAGTGATTGGCAAGGAGGAGATGTGGTGGGAATAGAACATGCTAAAGGTGTTCGGTTCTTACCCAGATTAAATTATTCAACCACCGATATAGTTAAGAGAATCCGTGACACAGTTTAATGTATTAGTAATAGGTGATAAATGTACAGATAAGTATGTTTATGGTAAGTGTTCTAGATTAAGTCCAGAACAACCTATACCTGTTTTAGATAAAACATATACAGAAGAGAAGCCTGGTATGGCTGCAAACACTGAGGTGAATTTGCAGGCATTTGGTGCCAATACTCTTTTATGTTCTCAAAGGGAAGAAATAGTCAAGACTAGGTTTGTAGATTCTAATAGTGGATATCAATTGCTTCGTTTGGATGAAACTCCTAAAGTTGGTAGAATAGCCAATGCGGAGTTGAAAATGGCCTTGATGCATATGAATCCTGATGCCATTGTTATTTCTGATTATAATAAAGGATACCTTCTTGATGAAGACTTGTGGAGTTTATGTCATAATTTTAACAGACCAATCTTTGTAGATACAAAGAAACGTAGACTTTTTCAAAAAGATAATGTATACTGGAAAATAAACGAAAAAGAATTTGATGCACTGGACAAAGATCATTTACCTAATGACACTCATCTCATTGTCACTCTGGGATCTCGTGGCGTAAGGTGGGCTGGAACTGTTTTCCAACCACAGGAAGTCAAAGTATTTGATGTCTGTGGTGCTGGTGATACATTCTTGGCTGCTTTGGTCTACCAGTTTTTAAAAACTCAACATATGCAGAAGTCTATTGATGTTGCTAATAGAGCGGCTGCAATATCTGTAACACATCCTGGCGTTTATCATTTAACTAAGGATGATATCGAATCACTATATGGAGGAAGAAATGAAAAGATCGGATCTGATGCATTACAGACTACAGGCATGGATGCGAGAGCACAGTTGCAAGGACATTGAGTATCTTGGTGTGAGAAAAGATACTCTTGGTGAAGATAAACATTTCTATAGAATTGGAGAACATGAAGTTCCTCATGATTGTATAGAAGAATTGGAAATGGAAGAGGTAGAAGAATGAGATACTGTGTAGACATTGATGGTACTATCTGCACCCCAACCAAGGGAAGGGATTACGAAAGTGCAACACCATATAAGAGTAGGATAGAGACCCTAAATAAATTATACGATGAAGGAAATTATATAATTTACTTCACTGCTCGTGCAATGGGTAGATTCTCAGATGAGAGATATCCCATCGCTGCAGCAAAGGCTTCAGAAGTCTTATTTGACTTGACTCAACAACAACTTAAAGAATGGGGTGTCAAGTATCATGAACTGATTATGGGCAAGCCTCATGCAGATATGTTCATAGATGATAAGGCTTGGCCTGATCATGTATTCTTCAATGATGTGAAATGAGAACTTATCCCAAATCCCCTAGTGCTAGTAGAAGACCTCGTAATGCGAGGGCGGCGGAACCTGTCAAGTATGTTCCAAAGGGTTGGGGATATGAAAAATGGATAGCTAACTGTGAGAAATATTGTGGTAAGTTATTGTTTATTGTCAAGGGCAAACAGTGTTCATGGCATTTCCATAAACTAAAAGACGAAGTATTTTTTGTTCAAAGTGGAAAGATTAAACTCTTCCACGGATGGGAAGATGATATAGAACATGCACATATAACCATATTGGAAAAGGGAGATAAATTCCATGTACCTATTGGTCTGAAACATAGAATGTATGCACTAGAAGATACCGAACTATTTGAGTTCAGTACCGAGCATTCAGATTCAGATTCACATAGGATTATGCCTGGAGATATGCTTTAACGCTAGTATATTTGTAGTCATACCAAGAGTTATCTGCACAAGTATATTCTTGATACTTATTTTTTAAATGAAGGGGGAATGGAATCGTTTCGATTTCAGCCCCTTCTTTTTCGGCAATTAATTCTGCAACAACTTCAAATGATATTGGTTCTCCAGTTCCAATATCATATATTCCACTTCCTGATGTGTTATCTAACACTACATTTACAACATCATCAACACATACAAAGTCTCTGAAAGCATATTCAGAATCTTCAAATACCTTTATTACTCTATCTTCTTTTGCTTGTTGAGTGAACTTACTTATTGGACTTGCTTGGTTTCCTTTGTGTTCCTCACCTTTTCCATATACATTAAAGTATCTGAATCCCTGAACCAGTTCAAATTCATCCATATGATCTTGAACCCAGTAATCAACAGTTGCTTTAGACAGTGCGTAGAAGTTTAGAGGGTTAACAGTTTGTTTCATATAACCAAACTCTGAATGAATCCTACCATATACAGAGGCAGATGATGCATACTTAACTGGAATACTATACTCTATTGCTTTCTTAAAAAGTTCAATAGAGAACTTAATATTATATTGATATATCTTGTCTATATCTGTCTCGGTAGTACTTGATATTGCTCCTTGGTGAATGATCATTTCCACCTTATCCCAGTCTTCATACTCCTCTAGGAACTTAAATGCTCCATCTTGTTCAACTCTGTATACATTTTCTGGATCAAGTCTCTTCAGAAATGCTTGGCCAATAAAACCATTATAACCTGTAAGTATAATCATTGTTCTGCAAAATGTAGTGGTAAAAAGAATACTTGAACTAATCTATACAGATCGTCTTTGTATATAAGTTCATTATCATATGATCCATGTAATATATTATCTGGGTACAGTATCATTCTATTATATTTCATTTTTGCCAAATGTATTAGTTCCCAAGGGCCTATACTATCAGCAACATAGTCTTCATCCCATATTCCTTCTTGATCTGGATTGATTTGCATCCCTTTATATGTATAGAACCCAGTGCCACCACTAATTTCTTTACCTTTGTTTAAATATACCAATCCTGCCCATCCTCTACCAGTACTCTCTGGTGGAAAATCTACATGGGGAAGTCTATCTCTGTCTTTAGATTGAGTTACATTGACAGAAAATGGAACATTTAGACATGCTCTATGGAATTCATTTACTTCTCCCATCTTTAATCCATATACATTGTCTGCAATCTGTTTCCAGACATCATGTATATGATCCAAATTCATATTCATATCTACTCTAGTTCCAGGCACTCCTCCACATATTCTTTTATTATTTGTGCTTGGACATCTAAGTGCTAGATTCCTGACTAGATTTGGATTTTTATAGAAGTTATCAATATAAACTATTGGTGTTTCTTCCCATCCCATTACCTCCACTCTTGCACCCAACTCCTCGTTGATTGCGAATGTCTCTTGTTCATCAATAAAATACTTTTTCATATAACCTAAATACTTTGGAGAAAGTTATGAATTACTGGAATGGCAAAACCCAACAGTAAAGAGGGGTTGAAAGAATACGCTCTTAGAAAACTCGGAAAGCCAGTACTGGAGATCAATGTCGATGATGATCAGATTGATGATCTTATCGATGATGCCGTTCAGTATTTCCATGAAAGACATGGAGAGGGTATTGATAGAGTTTTCCTGAAGCATAAACTGACTGAGGCAGAAAGGACTGCTATGGTTGGAATTGCTCAAACAACAACGGTTACTGATACCTTTGGAGGGATTTCTTCTGCAGAGTACACAGAACAAGCTAATTATCTCCCATTACCAGACTCTATTATTGGAGTCAATAAAGTATTTAAAATGGACTCATCCACCTTATCGGCGGGTATGTTCAATATAAAATACCAGATCTTCCTTAATGATTTATACTACTACGGTGCAATAGATTTATTGAACTATAGTCAAACAAAATCATACTTGGAGACTATAGATTATCTGCTTAATCCAGATGTTCAAGTAAGATTTAACAAAAAGAACAGTAGATTATACATGGATATAAATCT